GTAAGCAGGAAATACTTGCCGTTTTTGAGACAATCTATACACCTGCACATGGAGAAAAATATGACAGTTCCAAAAGGTTATGCAGTTGTTCCGGACGGCGTTGTGGCTATGGGCGATATGGTATTTCGTAGAGGCGCATTTTTATGCGTGACGGATGAAATGATCGGGATGCCGGTGACTTGCTTTAACGTGGTTGTAAGAAAAGTTACTCATGCACACGATAAATAAAACGCCAAATACCGGCTATTCAGGAAAAGAAATCGACCGGATGCAGATGGTCAGCATCCGCGTCGGCACGGTTGTCGAGGTGCGCTACGACGTCAATCACGGCGGCAGGCATCCGACCAACGACGAGCCGAACTTCAAAAACGCCGACATAAACTACCACTTCGCCGGCCCGAAGTACCGGGTGAAGTTCGGCGACGGCAAGATTTACTGGATGCCGCAGGCCCATCTCCGCGCCGGCGGGGATTTGGAATACTGGGCCTTCGAGGAAGGCGAGCAGGTTCTGGTGCTGTGTGTGTCCGGCGACCCGATGCAAAGCATCGTGCTGGCCGCGGTCTCTTGCGATACATTCCGCCCGCCGGTCGGGCTTGACGACCAAAGCATAGACAAGCGCCCGTGGCGTGCGTCGGTACACCGTCATCGCTACCAAGACGGCAGACTGTGGGAATACGACCGCTATCTGCACCGGGAACTGAGCGTGTTTCAAGACGGCACCAGGCATATTCGCTGGTTTCTGGATGACCGCGAGGATCGCACGCCGCGTAAGAAAGAAACCAACAGCGACATCAGCAACGCGCCGCCGCGTCATTGGGAGTTTTTTGAAGTCCCCGGAAGCTGGCAATACGAGCACTTGTGGGACGAGAACGCGCAAATCCATCACCGCCACTGGCTGTGGCCGGACGGCGCGCGCTTCCATGATTACACCTGGGACTACGCCAACGCCACCCACACCTACACCGCCACCCATGCCGACGGCACCAACTACACCTACCGCTGGGACGAGAATGCGGCGACCCACATCCGCACCTGGACCTGGCCGGATGGGTATATTTCGCAGTATCTATGGGACGCGCAATCGGACCTGCACAACCGGCAGGACGTCCATGACGACGGCACGCTATTCCAATACAAGCACGCGGCAGGGCTGCATCAGCATGAATCCGCCTATGCCGACGGCACGAAATTCACCTACAAGTGGGGCGACGGCAATGTATGGCGCTGGCAGTTCAGCGACGGCACGCTGATCGAATACGACCTGGAAAGCGGCAAGCTGACGGTAAACAACGCCATCGGCGAGACTGAAATCAAGTCGGCAGGCGCGATATTGGCCGAATCAAAAACCAGTATCACCGCCAAAGCGCCGGATTTAGTGCTGGAAGGCAGGGTGCAGATAAAGGGAAGTCTGACAATTACCGACACCCCAGGCACAGACATTCCGCTGAGCGCCGGAGTGAACGATGCGCTGATATCGGCGGTGTTCGGCGGCAAAGTGATGCCGTATCACCAATAACCATCAGGGATGACGACGATGAGAAGCAAAACAGCAAGAATTGCTGAAATAACACAAAAAGAAAAGGAAGCAAAAGAGAAGGCCGAAAAAGAAAGAGCACTGAGGCTCAAGATATTTCCTGTTGGTTCGACCCACTACAATTCGCAAAATCTGCCGTACAGAGTTGCCCAGATGCCAGGCGGCAAGCGTGTCTTCCGTTGGGGCGGAGATTCCTGGGTTCTAAGCAGAACCACGCCGGCGCATAAATTAACTGAAATTTAGCCTTCTCCGCCCCAGCTTTCCAAGTCTGGTGCGGCGGTATGCTTCGACCGCAGCGCGTGAAATCTCCAGCGTTCCGCGCGGTCCGTATGGCAGCTTCGTGGATTGAATAGCGCCCTTTGCCACATATTTGTGAATCGTGTTCAGGCTAAGCCCGAGCAAATCAGCAGCCTCTTGAGAAGTCATAACTCCCTGTTCATGTCTGTAATCAAGTCAACAGAAGCAATTATATTGCCGTTGCGCACATAACAAAACCGGAAAAATAGCCCGTTTGAACGGGCTATTTTTTTGTCCTAAATTAAGCCTTGCGCACAGGGATGAAGAGCAAGGACGCTCGCTTTATGGCATATCGTGAATTGCGCGACCTCGCAATGAGCGGGGTGAACGCGCTGACAGGGAAAGTTTTAGAAGGCATCGCCCATCTGGAGCAGTCGATTCACGACATTCTCTGCACGCCGAAAGGCACGCGGGTGATGCGCCGCGAATACGGCTCGAACGTGCCGTACCTGATTGACATGCCGATGAACCGCGAGACATTCGCGCGGATTTACTACGAAGTGGCGGACGCGCTGGACAAATGGGAGCCGCGCTTGAGCCTCAAAAACGTACAAATCACCGAAGTCGGCAGCGACGGCGGCATCACCATTGCGCTTGAAGGCAGCTACCTCGGCACGCCGGTCTCGCTGACGACAGAGGTATTGCGGCTGTGAGCGCGTTTACCACGATCAAGCTGGAGCGTCTGGAAAGTCCGGATGTCATTCAGGCGCTCAACTTCGAGACGATTCTCGCAGAAATGCTCGCGGATTTGCGCGCACGGGACGCGGCATACAGCGCCATCGTCGAAAGCGATCCGGCCTACAAGATTTTAGAAGTCTGCGCTTACCGGGCGCTGTTGCTGCTGGCACGGGTCAACGATGCGGCGCGGAAGGTCATGCTGGCGTATGCCAGAGGCACGGATTTAGAGCATTTAGGCGCGTTGTTTGGCGTTCAGCGCCTACCGGTCACGGCAGCCGACCCCAACGCCAGCCCGCCGGTCGAGGCGGTTTACGAAGACGACAGCCGGTTTCGCTACCGCATTCAATTAAGCCTGGAAGCGTTTACCACCGCAGGCAGCAAAGGGGCATACGAATTCTGGGCGCTGAGCGCGTCGGCGAGAGTGAAAGATGTCGATGTGGCAAGCCCGCAACCGGGCGAAGTGGTCATCACAGTGCTCAGCACGGCAGGGGACGGCACGCCTGATCAGGATTTACTGGATGCGGTTTTCGCCGCGCTGAGCGCGGAAGACGTGCGCCCGCTGACCGACCATGTAACCGTGCAGGCGGCAACCGTCTGGCATTACGCCCTGGCAGCGAAGATTTATACCTACAGCGGTCCGGACCCCGAAGTGGTGCGCCAGGCGGCATTGGACGCGGTAACGGAATATGTGGCCGACAACCATTTGCTCGGCCACAACATTGAGGAGTCCGGCCTGCACGCGGCAATGCACCAGCCTGGCGTGCAGCGGGTTGAAATCTTCGCGCCGGATGGCGGCAGAATTAACGTGGAGTCTCAGGAAGCGGCGTACTGCGAATCCATCAGTCTCACCTACGCCGGAGTGGATGAATAGGAGCAAACATGTTCACAAACTGGATTCTTACGCTGGTTAAAAGCCTGCAATTCGGCGGCGAAGCGGTTGACGCTTTCAAAGACGCGGTATCGCCCGGTTCGCCTGGCGGCGAAAAAATTACCGCTGAAGAAGTTGTGGATGTGGCGGCTCACGTTGTCGGCGCGGTGGCGAGAGCTTCAGGCGCCGATTTTGTGGTAGACATCACGTTATTGCCAAGTCGCGAGCGGCTTGCCGAGTTGTTGCGCAACGCCGGCGCGACGGTAATCGATAAAGGCCGGCGTCACGAGCCGACCGGACGGGCGCTGGAAACCTCGTTGGTCGATGTAAAAGGGCAGGCGATGAAAACCGCTGAAGCCAGCGGTGAGCAGACGTCACAAGATGCGCCTGCGGAAACCGAAGAGCAGGCTGGCGAAGACAACGCCGAACCAGAAAGTACCGACACAGAAAACGCCGGCAGGCGGCGCGGACGTAAAGGCTAAACATGGCAGACGTGCCGATTCTGCTGCCGCCAAACGCCAGTCAGTTAGAGCTGGATTTGGAGCAGGCGATTTCAGCGCCGTGTGCGCAAATCGCGGTGGAGCGAATCGAAACGCTGTGGCGGCCACAGCAATGCCCGACTGAGTTGCTGCCGTGGCTGGCCTGGGCATTGTCAGTTGATTATTGGGACCCGAGATGGGACGAGCAGACCAAGCGTGATGTGGTTGCGGCGTCGATCCCGATTCACCGCAAGAAAGGCACGCCTTACGCGGTCAAATACATGCTCGAAGTCGCAGGCTTCCCCACCACGGAAATCATCGAATGGTGGCAGAAGGACCCGATTTTCAACGGGCCTGCACACACCTTCTGTTTGCGGGTATTGAACGGCGGCGGCAACCGGACGGTGTTAAGCCGCGACGCCTACGCCGAAATCGAGCGGATTGTCGATTTGGTGAAACCGGTGCGCAGTCATTACTGCTTTCAGGCCGGCGGCCAGTTCTCCAGGAAAATCGGCGTCGCCGGGGCATTGCGTATGACCGCGACGCGCCGGCAAAGCGCCGTAGCGGGGCGTGGAGTGATCAGGGCCGGCTTGGCAGTCGGTGCGGTGATTACCCAAGCAACCGAAATGATTCGTCTGAGCTTTGAAGGGGCCGTGGCGTGATAGCAATCAAACCGGTGATTACCGAATCTGGTATCAGCGCATTATTCAATGCGACGCATACCGGGTTGGAAGCCGAGCTTGCGGTAGTTGCCCTGGGCGATGTGTCGTGGGCACCGGATAACACCGCTGCCGGGCTACAAAACGAACGTGAGCGCATTCATGTCGCCGGCGGAACACGGGTGGCATGGAACCAGATTCACGTCACCGCGCTCAGCGATTCGGCACTGGAGTACGAGGTTCGAGAAGTCGCTTTTTACCTGGAGGGCGGCACGTTGTTCGCGGTATGGAGCGACCCGCAACTGAACAGCGGAATTACCGGGGCAAGCGCATCCAGTTTCGGGATGCTGGCCCACAAGCTTCCAGATTTGAATTTACTGATAGCGTTCGATCTGATTTTAGACGGATGTCCGCCTGACAGCCTGAGCGTGTCGGTGCCGGAACAAAACCTAAGTTTACTGACCGCCGCCGAGTACGCCACGTTTGCAATGGCAGACATCGCCAATATGCGGCGGATTCTGGAATTCGCAGATCGTTGCTGTAAACCAAAATGTGTTGAGGGATATTACAAATGAGTCTTGAGTCAAGCATTGCAGAATTGATTGCCGGCGCAAACCAACTGACAGACCAGGTAATGGCGCTGCTGTCAGGAAATGGGGTGGATACCAAAACCATCTACGTCTCGCCGGGTGCATCCGGCAGCGGCGAGACCCAACAGGACCCGTGTTCGCTGCAATGCGCTATTGACAATAAGCTCACCAGCTTCGTAAACGAGGTCCGGCTGACAGGCGGCGAGCATGTGCTGGCAGACGGGACTAAAATCGACACCCGCAACGTGATATTCCGCGCGGACGCATACAATCCGGCGAATCCGCCGATTATCTGCACCGAGCACACGACCACGGCCTACGTGAGCGACACGCCAGCCGGCTGCATTTCGCACAACTATGTTGAAACACCGTTGGCATTATCCGGTTGTCAGGTGCGTTTCGAGAACATCTGGATTAAAGGAACATCGCGCTGCTTGGTATTGCAGAACAACACCACCGTGGTCGCCGCCGGTGATTTCAAACTGTCGCTGTTCATCCCGAATTCGACCCGTGAGGGCCGGTTCATGATCGTCAACAACTCCAAGTTCATCGCCGAAAAGGGCGGCAACAGCAATCTGCATTTCCGCCACTACCATCCGTGCTACACCACCGTCGGCGCTCCGCTCGGACAAATCGGCTCGATCGAAGTGCGCGGCGGGAGTTTCAGCGTGGTTGCCGATGTCGGCAGCTTCCTGATTGAAGCCAACGGCCGCCCGGATTGGTACGGTACAACGCTGACCGACGGGTTCCACGGTGAGAACGCCAGTATCCACATTGGCAAGCTGTCGGTGAAAAACCTGCAAACCGCGATGTACCTGTCGGAGAACAGCGCGGGATATTTGGGCTACATGGACATGGAACCGGACAGTGCGCCGCTGCAAAAACTCTCGTTTTGCCAGGGTTCACGGCTGTGGATTGGCGAAGACGGCGTATGGACTTCTGACGCCCGCATTGTTCGGGTGGAGTGCGAACAGGCAACCGGGTTGGTGCAGTCTGCATCCGGCAGCGCAACGACGTTGAAAAACATCATTCTCCGTGCAGGCGGACAATCCCACACGTTCGCATTCAACAGCGCCGCCTCGCAAATGGCCGTGCGCGGATGCCAGGTATTGGCTGAAGACCGTGCGGCAAATCTCGGTTTCGAGCGCATGTTCGTGAACCAGATGTCGGCGAATGTGTCTATCGACACCAGCGCATTCACCGCGCGTAACAGTGGCGCTGACTTGTTCTGCCTGACCAGCGACGGCGGGATCAGTACCAATCTGTATGGAACCAACACAATCACCGCCACTACCGAATACACGGTCCTGACCGGCGGGAAATATATCGACAATGCCGGAGTAGTCCATGAATAAAATTCATCTTGAGCATGGCGGAACAATCTACTGGGGTTCTCCTGAAGAACTCGCAGCACAAGGGATTCCGCCGAATGTGATTCTTGCCGCGGCCAAAGGCGATCAACGCCGCAACAAACTCGGCGAACTGTATCGTCACGCGGCGAGTGTAGTCGAGCTGTCGGCTGGTGTATATGCGCCGCAGGAGTCTGCACGCTGGACGCGCCTGGTGGACGAGTGCCGGGCTTACCAGGCCGACGGTACAGCCAGTGCGTTTCTCTCTCATGTATGCAGCGACGCCGCGAGACCGGATTATTGCGCCGGCGTGCTGGCAAAAGCCGACGCCTACGAAGCGCTGTTGGCGCAAATTATTCGCAAGCGTGAAGAGCACAGCGCCGCAATCAATGCGCTGGCGTCGGTCGAAGCCGTCATGGCATACGACGTTGCAACCGGCTGGCCGGAAATTTAGATGCAGATCATCATCACTCAGGCCGGACTGCAAGCCGCGATGGACGCCGTTAATGACGGCGTAACGATTCGGCTGAGTCATGTCGCCCTGGGTGACGGGCAGTGGGAACCGGATAACACCGCCACTGGGTTGCAAAACGAACTGGAGCGTTACCCGGTCGCAGACGGGCATGTAGACGGCAATGTGCTGCATGTGTTCGCCAGCCTGGATTCCACGGAAGAATATTGGGTATGGGAAATCGGCCTGTACCTGGACGACGGTACGTTATTCGGGATTTACGCCAGCAATGCGCCGGTGCGATACAAAAACGCGGCCTCCGGAACGGACGGCGTAACCCTGGCGATAGATTTATTCTTGGACGTGATACCGCCTGGCTGTCTGGAAGTCGTGCCAGCGGCAAACACGAGCCTGAACCTGGATTATGCAGAGGAATACGCCCGCCTCGCCACGGCGATGATCTCAGCGATGCGCCGCGACATCGCCTTCCAGCAAGCACGCCGCGGATGCAGTTCAGGCGGTGGCGGCCTGATAATCAGCGGCGGTAGCGAGACGACAGTTGTTTCAGGGCAAAGCTGGGTGTGGCGGATGTTCGATATTACCGCGCAGACCGGCGGAACTATCGACTTGGGTTTCGCTACCGACTGGATAGAGTTGGTCGGGATAGTCGGTGAAAGCGCTCCGTACACCAAGGCGGTCATTCCTTACAGCGTGGAAAACGGCATTGTGACATGGCAGGCGAATCCGGCTTTTAGCGGGCGGATTGGCGTGTTCACGCTGGAGTTGGCGTGATGGTGGCGTTCCAATTGTACGGTGACGCCGATTTTTACGGCAACCGGGCGATAAACGTCACGCTGGAGAATGCTCGATTCGAGATTCGCGCATCTGACCCGGAGATTACCGCAGCGGATGCCGGACGGTTCTGGCAAACCGAAAGCGGAGAAGTACGTTTCAGTCCGGACGGCGAGGAAGTGCTTAAGTTGTACTCCAGCTCCGAGTTTGTTGCGGTTCACCAGGGCTACCGTGACCTGACCGCCAACGCGAATTACCCTGCCGCCGTCCGCGGCGACATGTATGCGTTCCCGCCGTCGCTGGGCGGGGGGTTGCTGGGCGGGGCAGATGGTCTCCAGGTGTCCGGCAACGATGTCATCGTCTGCAACGCCGAATCAAGCGATGCCGGCGGATACGGCACAGCCGGCGGAAACTGGACGGTGCTGCGAGACTGGCGGTCGATTAAGAGTTATGTCGATGCAGCGAATGCCCGCTCGTACTTCGTTACCGTGGCAGGAGAAACATCCGGCACATTTGATACCGGAACTGGAGCGCTGCTGATGGATGTGCGCGCTTTTGAAGGTCCGCCTTACGCCAAAGTGAACATCGGCAGCACAAATCAAAGCGGCGTGGTGACTTGGCAATCTGATGTGCCGTTTTACGGGATTATCGTTGCCACTCCGATAAACCTGGTGCCGGTGGAATAAGCGATGAAGTACCTGTTCAAACCGCAAATGACACCATACCCGACCGGGCCGAACGACATTGCTCCGAAACGCTATGTCGATGCCCGTGTGCTGTATGCCGACCGCACCTATTACGTGCGTTCTGACGGCTCAGACACAAACGATGGCTTGAGCGATAGCAGCGCCGGCGCTTTCCTCTCCATCCAGAAAGCGGTGAATACCGCCGCCGCGATGGAATTTAACGGTTTTAACGTGACCATCAGTGTCGGCTCCGGGACGTATGGCGCGGCGACGCTGAAAGCCTGCTCGCTGCAAGGCGGTTCGGTCAGCCTTATCGGCGACACGACAACGCCGGGGAATGTTGTCATCAGCGCATCATCAGCGTCGGCAATTTCAGGGAATAATGCCGGCGAGTGGACGGTAAAAGGATTCAAGGTTTCGACAACAACATCCGGATCTGGCATAGACACCAGGGGATACACGAATATCAATGTCGGCAACATGGATTTTGGAGCCTGCGCGACGAATCATATTTATGCGCGGGATAGCGGCAGAATCTCGGTAGTCGCAGACTACGTTATTACAGGCAGCGCTACAGTCCACATGTACTCGTCCGGATTGGGAAATGTCGTTATGTCGGGACGGACTGTAACCTTAAACGGGACTTTGACGTTTAGCCAGTTTGCGCTTGCCGTCTCTGTTGCCAACATTTATGCAGGAGCGTGTACCTTTACCGTGAATGGGTCCGTAAGTGGAACACGCTACTACGCTGGACTGAACGGTGTAATCAACACAAACGGCGGAGGCGCGAGTTATTTACCTGGCAATTCCGCTGGTTCTGTAGCTTCGGGCGGCGTCTATGCTTAATGAACAATTGTATCAACTAATTCAAGACGGCGAGACCGTTGGCCGGCCAGTTGGTGAATTTCCCGGCATGGGGCCGGAATATATTAGATGCGAATGGTCGCCGTTGCTGGCGTATCAGCGCCATAGCTGGGACGTTCCGGCGACTATCGTTGCCGGCATACCGGTAATCCAGGCGGTAGATATGGCACTCCAGGACGCTATCGAACTGGCCTTGGAAGCATCAAAAAATCTTCGCAAAGCATCTGTGGATTTCGGGGTGATTCATTCAGTCGGCGGGGTCGAGTATTTCTTCCCGACCGACCAGGAAAGCCGGGCGTTTATGGATAGCGCCTATTTGAAGGCGAAGGCCGACCCAGGCTACAGCGTAGCGAACTGGAAAGCCGGAGAGATGATGGGTGGAGAACCGACTGGTGCAGAAGCATGGATTTCGGCATTCTCAGCGGCGGATATAGTCTCTCTGGGTGACGCCGTAGAAGCGCACGTCGAGGCGGCGTTTAGCGCTGAGCGCACCCGTAACGACGCAATCAAAGCTGCGCTAACGGTCCAGCAATTAAGAAATTTAGGATAAACATCACCATCGCAAGGAGAGCGAAATGAGTCAAAAGTTACTGTTCAACCCGCAGCTTTTAGCCGGGATCACTCAGCCGTACCACATCGTCACCAAAGCATACGTCGATGCAGCCCTGAACAATGCCATCGCCGCGACGCCGTGGAAGGATGAAGTTGTCGCGGCCAGCACGGGGAATGTGGATGTTGCCACGGCGCTCAACGCCGGCGACACGATTGACGGCGTGGTACTGGCAGACGGCGACCGGGTGCTGCTGAAAGACCAAACACTCGCCGCAGAGAACGGGATTTATATCGCCGGCGCGTCGCCGGCGCGTGCCGCCGACATGAGCGCCAGCGCCGACTTCAACAACGCCATTGTGCCGGTGCAAAACGGCGGCACAGCGAACGGCGGTACGACCTGGCGCTGCACGGCGGTTGACCCGGTGGTCGGCACCGACAGCATCGCGTTTCTGGAGTTCGGCGCGGCCGTTCCGGATGCAACCGCCAGCACCAAAGGGGTTGTGGAGCTGGCGACCCAAGCCGAAACCGAAGCGCGGACGGATACGGTGCGTGCTGTTACGCCGGCGGCGCTGGCAGGCTTTGCGTTGGTTTCCGGGCTGACAAAATCCGGCTCCGGAAATCCGAATACCGGTAACGTAACGGCAGATTTTGCGGGCCAGGTTTATCTTTCCGGCGCAGGCGATGCGCAGCGGGCATATATCAACCTGACCGGCAATCAAGGCGACTGGGTTCCCGTCAACTGGGCCGACATCACCTCTAATCCGGTGCAAAACACCGATCCGGACGCGACCGACGTATTCGCGGTGAAGGGCAACAAGCAGATGTGGTTCAACAAAACCGGCGCATCTGACGTTTGGGCGTTGCTCGACACGGTAAACAAGGATTTGGTATCGCTGGGTAACTCCACGCATACCATCAAAGTTGAAGACTTCGCAGACCATTTCTACACCTGCGCCGCCAGCGTGAACCAAACGGTTACGGTGGACTTCGACGAAAACAACAACGGTCAGCCGTATGCGGCCAGCTACAGCGGCACCTTCCTGTTCAATACCGGGGCGAACAACGTCAAGCTGACGCTGACTGACACGGCAGCCGGCTCGGTAGTCTGGGAAGGCGGCACGCCTCCTTTCGTCAGCGGCGGCTCGGCTAAAGCGAATGAGCTGTATCTCATCACCTTCCATACCCGCCGCACGACGGCGATGGTTGCGACCTGGCGTCCGATTGGTCATTCCACCGGAATCCCGTCTGCGGCTACCGGCGTCAAAACCGGCACCGTCTCCCCGATTGGCGTGGTAGCGTCGGATTTTATCGGGCAGGTCTATATCGACACGAATAACTGGGAATCATACATCAGTGTTGATACCGACAGTTTCGGCTGGCGTCCGGTGTCGTATCAGGCTAAATGGAAAGGCGGCTTTGCGGATACTGCGAGCTTCTCTGCATCCGTCGATTACCTGTCCACAGT